GCTATCCTCACTACGCTAAAGTATGTGCAGTCTGTCTGAGCACCATTATTAAATGTACCACCTGTAAGCTCGTTTGCATTTTCAGCAATCTCATAAGTTGAAGAACCAGCAGTGTTCCCATAAACTCTCATTTGCAGTTTCATGTTTGCATTTGTGTTTTTATAAATAATTGAACCACTCAAAGGAATACTGCCTATTTCGTCTCCTACGTTATTCTGAACTCTTGCGCCTGTGCCGAATTGTGGGGCGTTTACAAAAGAACTAAAGTCATTAGTAGAAAACATCATTGACACACCACCGTCTACCATCGTTTCAGTGGTAACAGTTGGAGACATTATTCCAATAGCATATGTAATTAAATAAACACCATCTGCGCTGTCAAACTTGTAAGCGTTGTTTGTGCTATCCCAATTTGATTTAGTATCATGCTCAACTGTTCCATTTGAATTAAAATTTACAACATTAGTTGTATTGTCAGAAAGGCCAGTTATTACGCTAGTAAGACGCACTAAAAAGTATTCTTTATTAGCCTCAGAAATATTGCCGCCGCTGTCGATTGTCATAGCGGTAGTGTCGTTATTGTGACCTATTTCATTTACAAGTATCTTACTCATGCTAGGTCTCCCACTATAATTATTGTTGTAGGGCGGGCATCAAATTCTATAGAGCCAGTTCCACTAGCATAGGATGTGTTACATTTGAACACAGTCGTTGTGCTTCCATTAGTAGCAAAATTATTACCTGTTCGATGATTTACACTAACCCTAGAGGCAGACGCTATACCACTCACAGAATACCATTGACTACTCATGGCAGAAATGTAGTTAATGTCAAAATCACCTGTGTCGATATCTGTAACAGAACTTTCGTTAAAGCTGTTATTTACAGCATCGTGATGTTGGCTGTAACTAGCCCAAACTTTAGCAGTTGCTTGCTTAGTCAGCGTAGCCGCACCGCCGCCTGTACTCTGAATGGTATCTGCTTTTAATGTACTCATAGCGTCACCAATGTCCCACCGCTTTCCACGGTTAATGTAACACCAGAAGCCACAGTAAATGGACCAGTTACGTTGGCATTCTCTGTGGCTAGTATAGTGATGTCAGATGTGAGTGTTTGTGCGTTGGTGCGAAACAAGCCACCGCCCTTAAAGTTACCCTTGTTCTCAGCGGCAGGAGTAATGGTGCCAGCTTGAGGTGCAAGGTAATTAACGAATATATTGCCAGTGCCACTGGAAGGTGCGGCAGTGAAAGTGAGAGTCACACCATCTGGGATAGTGTAAGCGGCAGTATCCTGCATAACACCATCAACTGATACAAGCACATCTTGCACAGAAGATACTGTAGTGGTTAGTGTGAATGTTGTTGCGCTACCTGTGCCGTTGAACCGTTGTACAGCTTTAACAGCTTGGTAAGAACCGGGAACCTTTTGACCAATATATGGCATCTATCGCCCCTTATGAACTAATTGTGTCTACAACAGAAATCCAAACGTCACATGCTGACGCAGTGTCTGCGTATGCTTTTAAGATGTCACCGCTTTGCAGGACCACCTTCGCGCCACCGTCAAGAACCTGAAGGGAAGAGCCAACAGGAACAGGGGCATCTTTTAAAATATAATAGAAGGGCGTATTATCAGCATCTGTAACTAGAAAAGTCACAAGGATTTGAGAAGTCCCTTTGTTTGCGGCGTTGATACCAATCAATGCGTCATCTGAATCAGATGTCCACAAGGTAGTAGCACCAGCCGGTGTCTGTGTGTTCGAGATGCTTGAAGCTGCAACTCTTTCAAAATCCTGTGCCATATCTTCTTCCTATCTATAACGCGATTGCCATCGCCACCGCGAAGCCTGCCGACGCACCGGCTGTGACATTGACAGGGTTTCCACTAGCATCCAAGTACACCATCTTCTCCGCTGGTAAAGTAACAAACAAAGTTTTAGTTCCTGCTCCCCAACTTACAGCGCTGTCACTATTGCTGGACTGGAGAATAGTGGTACGGGCCAAGGTCGTACCACTGGAAGTGTAGGTGCCAATACCTGTCTCAAAGTCCGTACCATCTGTACAAGTATAATAGGTAGTGTTTCCATTACCCACTTCTGCAAAGGTCTCAAAACCAGTAACCGCCCCAGCAAGCGTATAAGTGCCTGTGCCGGTAGTGGTAGAAGTTTCTTTTACACGGTCTTTAAGCGCCAGCGCCATTACTTCAACTCAATTGATAAGTTGCTAGCGTTGATGCGGAATATATCACCAGTCTCAATTGTCTTACTAGCATCAAGAGCGCCAATAAACAGGATGTTGCCGCTTGAAGCAGCGTCCGCAATAAATGCATGGCTAATAGTGTTGTTTGTACCGCCAGATGCTGGGTACTCAATGTTAGCTGAGTTCGTTGCTGTCTGCGTATCAGTGCTAACTGCTGGAACGGTCCAAGCAGAAGCGGCGACCTGCTGTCTAGCATAGTTGGTAAACGTCGCTTCCGTCACTGTTCCTGCTTCAGCGTCTGAAACGGCTGTGGCTAGGCCAACATAAATGCTGTTGCCCAGTGTTGCAAAGCTATCGACATTGTTTTTAAATAAGAACTGCAAAATAGCATGTTCTAAATAGGTTGTTGCTGCGTTACTTGTTGCCATAATCTAACTCCTAAGTCCTTGGCCTGGATGGTAGTCCTTGTCTGTATGCGTCTGAGTTTTCTCTGGACTCTGCCAAGTCCTTCAATCGCTGTATTTCCTGCGCGAACCTTTGTTCGTACAGTTGCATCATGTCTTGCTCACCTTTCATGTAAGTATACGCTTCTACAAGTGAGCCGTAAAGAAGAGCATTTGGAGCGTTCTCGCTCAACCATGTTGTTCCACTATCAGCACCGGCTGTTATACTAGCTGGGCGGTAATAATAATGAAGTTCGGTCGTAAGGGCCGCGTCAGGAGTAGGGGATAATATAAAATTATCCACATCAAATACGCCATAGTATTTTGGTGTACCTGTAGCACCAACAGCCATTGTATACTGCTGAACAAAGTTTACATCTTTTTGAAGCAAGAAGTCTTGCTTCCCTGCTGTGGTGATTTGCAAAGAAAACGAAGCTAGGTAATCACCGGGAACTGAAAGGTATGGGTCAGAAGCAGTCAGTGTGGCTGTCGCGTTTTTACGGAACAGTTCAAGATCCACAAGTGTAAAGATACGATCCTCACAACCACGGATGAACACAGGAAGGTTAGTCACGAAAGATGTTTCTGTGTTTTCCGCAAAATCTTGTATAGCTGTCTTTAACTGTGTGTAAGTGAAGCTCATTTAATTCTCCAACGTGACGGGGCCAGCGGTCGCATGGTTACCACCGCCTCGTGTGTTACCGGAGGTTGCTGTTCCACTTGATGCCGTGAAAGTATATGTGTCCGTATCCACAACAGTAATTGAGTAACCTGATGCATTTTCTAATACCCCTTGTGTAAAGCCGTCAAACGAGATTGCCTTGCGGAATCTTACAGTATCTGATGAGCTACGTCCATGTGACGGCTCAATAACAGTAATTACTGCAGTGCCAGCATTGCCTGATACAAAAGGTTTTGGAGGAAGTAACTGCTGTGTAGGTACTTCGGTACGCTGATCAGGTCTTGGGTCATGCAAAGCTTGTGGGTCAGGGCCCGGACGAATTGGCTCTAACTGCGGGTGTTTTGCTTCATACTCATCAGGACCAACTTTTGCGCCACTCCACTCCGTCAGCATATCTGCCAGACGATATCGGAAGCCGGAGCGGTCTGAATATCCCCAAGCTTGTTTACCTGATGCGTATCTTGCCATTAGTTCACCCGAAGATACGAAACACTAGGCTGCAACTTGAGTGGCACCCTGTCTTCGTCCTCATCTGCAGCGCGCTGGAACTCTTCTTCATACATGCTCTTCAACATTTGAACCCGCTCTGGAGCTTTCTTGAGAGCAAGGTAATAAGCTAGACCAGCTACCATACACGGTAGGAATCGGAAAGGCGCGTCTGTTGTGTTTGCTAACGTGTCCACATCCTCAATGCGTTGTACAAAGTAGTACACTAGAGTATCAGTAGAACTGTCAGGGGTAGCCCACAAAGTAATCTGCGGGTTTATCTGTCGGTTATAATAGTATTGGCTAGGCCGACCCTGAGTTGTTTTATTAGGCAGGGTTAAATATTCACCACGAGACATGCGGCTCAACTCATAGTCTACACCACTTCTTCTAACAACAACCTCAAGGAGGTCTGTGTAGTCAGAAGTAAATGTGTAAGTAGCTGTACCAGCAGTCAGTGCCTGAGTCCCCTGCTTTACAGTCCACAAGTTCAAACCACGGTTTGCCCAATCAGCGAACATAAGATTCATAGAACGACGAGCAGTCTTAGCATCGTAACCAGTACGAAGCTCAAGGCCACATCTTTCGTATGCCTCTTCAATTATTTCAGCGACATCTAAGTCGAAGTCTCTTGAACCTGAAGTTGCCATTTACTTATTCCTATGAGTTCCACCGCACATCATCCTTGGCATTTCCATAGCTCCTGCCATTTCTTTACGAGGTGAGCACATTGCGCCGCCGTTTCTCATCTTCTTCATCGCTCCGCCGTACTTTTTATAGCCCATTTTATTGCGCACTGGAGTGGGAAGTTTTCCAAGACCTGGATTTCCTGCTGGAATATCTTTCATTTCTTTTTCCTCTTCAATGATTTAACTCTTTTTGGCTTACCCGCCGGCTGACCAAGCTTTTTCTTCTGTGCTATTCTACTACGTTTTTCCGCAGCCGTCATCTCTTTGGAGGTTTTAGGAGTTTTACTGGAGACACGTTTAGAGGGGCGACAATATGGAGTACCCCGTTTTTCTCCTTTGCCTCTGCCACACGGCTTCCCCGTGCGGACATCCTTCCATTCTTCCTTGAACCAGCGCTTGAGAGCCAAGCCCTTCTTTGTTTTCCTAACAGCCATGCCGGCTTCCTCATTCTAAAACTGTATTCACTACAAAGACCATAAAACCAAATAGCAAAATAGCTATTGAAGCAGCCAACGCCCATGTAATTATAGTCTCAACTTGTTCGGCCTTCCTTTTTCTTTCAGCTATTCGGGCCTTTCTTAACTGACCTTGGATACGAATAATATCCTGCCAAGCATTAAAACCATATTGTCCTGTAACAAAATTTCTAAGCTCATTCTCCATCTTCTCGGCTTTTTTCTTAGCCGCATAAGTCTCAAGAGCCTCTTCTTCTACACTGCCGAACCTTCGACCTTTAGCTTTATCATGTCCATCCTTGACACTTTGGATAGCACTCATCCATCTGCCTATGTCTCCCGACATAGACTCGATGTCCTTGCCTATCTGAAATCCTTTTTGGATCGCTTTGTAGGCGGTACTTGCTATCGCTATTGCGCTTACAGGATCCATTATTTCTCATCAGTAGATTTTTGTTGTTCTGTATTTATATGTTCCGCCTGCTGCTTTCTTGGTGGTACTGTTACCCCAGTTGGCTGCTCCGACTTTTCGACACTTTGCGAGTGCCCCGCTTGCATACGCCGACGGGAAGACCTTATAACGGCGTTTAACCTTGCTGTAACATGCATCTTTTTTTGTACCACCTGACATTTGCTTACCTATCGAACCACGCGAGATTGTCATTACTTTTCTCCTGTAAAAAATCATCCCAAAGCACAGACAGCATGCGATGATTTTCTGTCACCTTTTGAGCCACAACAGCAGTATCTGTTTTAAGCTGAGTGACTTCAATGCCTATCCAACCAAGGAAGGCTAGTAGAGCTACGGGCATAAGCTTTTCCATTAGCACTTCCACCTCCGCCTTGCGGCACAAATACGCTTCTTAGGGGTCTTCTTACAACTAATACCATGCATCTTCATTTGACCTGCAGAGCGGGAACAGTAAGACTTCTTACGCTTGCCGCCGCCCGGCTGTGGTGCTTTTAACTTTGAACCAGTGGCCTTGTTATATTTAGCTCGGCCCTTGGCTGTAAGACC